GCCAGCTGATTGATTCCATCTGATACTTCCGCAGCCGTATATGTTGTGGAAGAACCCAAATCTTGCGCAAGCTCTTTTAATGCCTCAATCTCTGTTGTTGTTTTGCCCGTTACTGTTGTAGAAGCATTAGCTGTAGTTTTGCCTAGTGTTGCCTCAACGTTAGACATTGCAGATTCGAAATTCTTGCCTGTTTCAATCGCATCTTCAACCAGCTGTGCAAATGCATCGCCGAGTTTTTTTATACTTGCTACTGCTAGGCCTTCTAACTTTTCTTTTGCACTAGCAGCTATGCTAGTGAATGAGTTTGTTGCAGATTCAGAACCTTCCGTAAAGCCTTCTGAGAATCCCTCTTGTACTGGCTGTAAATTCTCCAATTTGCTTTTGTATGCAGCAATTTCGTTTTCCGTACCTTGTACTGCATAGGTTTCTTTTTCCACCTGTACCGTAGTACTTTGTATTTGGCTTTCCTGTTGCGCCATTGTACTTTTAAGTACTTTTAACTGCTTTTCAATACTTTTGTATTCTTCATTTTCTGTTTCGCCAGCTTCTTCTAATGCTTTTTTCTTTGCAGTAAGTACTTCTACCTGAGAAGCATTTTTATCATATGCATCTTGAAGTGAAGTAAGCTTTTTCTGATACGCTTCTAACTTCTCCTTTTGTGCATCTAAAACCGTTGATAATTGCTTTAATTTTGCATTTAAGCCTTCTTCTGTTGACTTCCAGCTCTCCATACCCTGTGTGGAAGCCTTGAATTCTGCCGTAGCTAAGCTAATACTTGTTTTAGCTTCCTGCATAGATTTTTTGAAATCGCTGGTATCTGCACGAAAAATCGTATTTATTGTCTTTGTTGCCATCTTGATTCCCAACTCCTTTCTTTATCTATGAAAAAAAGCCCGTTTGCATTGGTTTATTTAGTACTTTTTCGCCTTTTTCCGTATATGTGTAGTACTCGCCTTTACCTAGCTTTTTATCTGTTGATTTTTTGTTAGTGTTCGTAGAATTATCCTCTAAGGTAGCTATAAATAGCTCTAACACATCTCTAGCTCTCTCTCTTCGCCAAGATATTGGCTGTGTACCTATGTATCTTGTAGATAAAGCAATCCTCATCTGCACGAAAAAATTTTGATTTAAATTATCTTCGTTACTACTTGCTTTTTTTTTGCAGTATTAGGAATTTTGCCTAGTAAAGATAAGGTTTCTTGCATACCATCTTTTAATACTTTAAGAATACCTAAGAAATTCACTCTATCTAAATCGCTTACAGATACATCAAATGCAGAGATTAAAGCTAAATCAATGCTGTCTAGTAAATCTTCTAATACTGACAAATCTGCATTTTTAATACCCTCTTTGCCTGCTTGTGTAAAAATTGTATATACTTTAAGTACATCTTCAATGAAACCATATGAAATCTTGATATAATCTGCCTGATATGTAGCAATGATTTCATCGAAATTGTCATTATAAATGTCTATTTGAAGATTTTTATTTTTGTCTGCCTGCATTATCTCCGTTGCTTGCTCTGTAATCTGTTGTACATAAGCTGTAGCAAAAGCTACAATTTCGCTTAAATCCATATTTCGTACAGTTTCCACATCTGTTGCAGTATTTACTGCAATGACTTTCTTGATATCTTCTGACCCTTGCAGAAGTACTCCTAGTAAAGCTTCTGTATCAGTAACATCAATACCCTCTTTAATCAAATTTTTTAAAATGCCGTAAGGCAAAATTGGTTTTTCTAAAATTTCCATAGTATACACCCTCCTAGCTATATCTATTAGATATAGCTATTTTCAACAAAATCTTTCTGCTTCTAACCAGCTTTCTGCCTGTAGAAGAAAGAAAAAATGGAAAGTATACCCGAAAAGGTATAATGCCAAATGCTCTGTACTGCCTTGGGAAATGAAAATTAAGGTAATTGTCTTTGCTATGCTCTAGAATCGCAAAATTTCGCAAGCCTAATACTTCATTTAGCTATGTTTCCGCCGTTTTAGAGGGAATGAAAGGAAATGCAGAAGAAAATTGTCTGCATTTATGTGCTAAAACTTCATTTAGATAGGTTTACGAGGTTTTAAATATTCAATTATTAACTATGTTTTCCATAGACAAGTAAGGAAAGAAAGGAAAGTAAGAAAAAGAAAAAGCAACATAGCTTCTATGTTGCTTTTATTTTAGGTTTGATTAACCTTGTGCTTCTGTATCTTCCGCAGATACAGTTTCGCCTGTAGATACAGGTTTGATTGTATCAGGTGTTAAAACCTGATTATAAAAATCAGTTAAATCTGCTTTTGCAGTTGCTAAATTGCCATTAGCTACAAAGTATTCTGCGCCAGTTTCTGTGCGGCCAGTTGCATCAAAGATATGCTCTGTGGATTGGCTAGTGTATGTAAGCTCTGTGCCTTCGCCCTCGGCAGCATCATCTGTTTTGGTGGAGTACTTTCCATCAGGTACGGACAACAGCCCCTTGTAGAAAACTGTATATGTGTCGTTGCCAGCTGTATCTGAGTACTTAAATAGCAAAGATACGTATACAGGTTCGTATGTACCGTGATACAGTACATCTAATGTCTCATCGTAGCGCATACCAGTAGCGTAAGCTAAAGTTGAGTTGCTTACTGCTGACATCGTTAGGGTGATTTCAGGGTCGGAAACAGAGGAAACCTGCATCGCTACAGAATTGTCATAATATTTTTTCTCTGTTGAAGTTTCTGTTGTACGGGAAACTTCACTTGCACCAGCAAGGTAGCGTGGTGTATCTGTGGTAAATTCTTCATCGCTATCTGTGAGTACTCGTGCTACATAGACATCCTGTACTCCTCTATACTCTCTGATTGTTTCTTTTGGCATTTTTTAAATTCCTTTCTAAAACAATTTAGTTTAATCTTTCTTTAATATTTATATTTGCATATCTACCTACATAGCCGTTGATAGCAGAAGTCTGCGTACCAATGCCTTCCATATAATAACCTTCTGCTAATAGTTTGAATTTCAAAGTTTTGAAGGTATCATATAAAAGCGTTGAATCTTTGCTATAAAGATAGATAGTATAAGTAATTTTTATGCTAGCAGGCAGATTATCATATACTTCTGCATCTGCCGTATCTCGCTCATAGTATACCCAAAAGGTGTTTGGTAAATCGCTTGCAGAAGCAGTAAGCAGATATGCCTGATGCCTTACTGGAAAGCCATATGCAGACAAAATTTCAATCAATCTTTCTGTCGAATTCATAATTATCAGAACTCCTTAGAAATGTAACTGCTTACATTTTCTTCCAAATCATCACAGAATTCGTTTAGAATCTGTTGAGAATATAACTTCGAAGAAAGCCCACGCATTTTTGACATCTTGTCTGTGCCGTACATCAAGTAAAAAGGTACTGCATAAAAGCCTCCGTGTGCCTTAGCATCAAGCCCCCATCTTACATACTGGCTTGTAAAAGATTCCTCTATCAATTCAGGTTTTTGCATAGAGGAAGCGGTTAAACCGCTTGCATACTGATAATGAGCTGGATAACCGCTTTTGCTATTTAAAGCCTGTTGATATCTAGCAGTAGTTTTTGCAGCCGTTTTTTCTAGTGATTTCCCAATAGGTTCTTGTATATCTAATGATTCGAAATCTTCTGCTAAGCTCTCCCACTCATCGAAAGATATACCCATTGAACTTTTTGCATTGTATCTGCTCATAGCTCTGTCCTCTGCACTTTAAAAACGCAATAGATGTGCTTTTTTCCAATATCTTCAGGCTCAGTTATAACCTTATAAGCAGTTTCCGTTTCCACATCGTACAGTATGCTGGCTGTTGTTATGCCTTGCCTTGCCCACGTAGTAATTTGCCTTGTATCAAGATATTGTAAAGTTTCATTCACATTTGATTCTGTACCTTGATATGCCTTTGTTGTACCGTAGATAACTGTAGGTGCTTCTTTTACTGCTTCTATGTCATCGTATATGTAAGTGAGTATACCCATATCATCTTTTGTACCTGCTGGCTGTAAAAGATAGTATATGCTAGGTGAAGAGAAATCAGGTACATAATAGCTTTTTTGACTGCTATTCATCTGCTTGCTCCTCTGCTACTGCTAGCTGGCTTAGAAGCAAATGGAAAACTGGTGAGAATGCTATGCTTCCGCCGTTAAAGGAATACAAATCTTTTACGCCTATGGAAATCAAACCATTAGCTTTATCACTATCTACTGTATCTTTGCTTATGCCTGCATTTAACATAAAATTCTTAACTGTAACTATGAGAGGAAGTATAGCTTCCTCCATAGCTTTTGGCATACCCAGTAATGCCATTACTTTTTCATCTTGCTCTGTCATAGATATGCCCTTTCTTTGTATGTATTAGTGTTTATATAACAATGTTATTCTTTGGCGGCTGGTTTTTTGGCAATTACGAATGCTTCAGGAATCAACAGATGACCATCTTTGGCTGCATAGCCTTTGACTTCATAATCTTCTGTATCCCAATTTTCTCTTGCTTCGAGCTGTACTTCGTAAACTGTATTTAAAGCATATTTGCTTAAATCACCGAAAAGTACTACTGGTTCTTCTGCTTCTGCTTTTTTGCTAGAAGCTAAGTAATCATCTGCATAGATTACTTCATATCCCATCAGAGAAGCTTTTGCGCCACCTTCAATGCCTGAATTCACACGGGCAATGGGCTGTCCGTTTGTATCTACCATGCCTAAAATTTCGTAGAATGTAGCTTTATTCATAAGGAAGCTTGCATTCGCCTCGTATTCTGCTGGCAATTCGGCTAAGATATTAAGCACGCCTTGATATGTAGCTTCGTAGTCAACTGTAGGAACTTCACCAGTTTTTGTGATACCCACAGGCTGACCTTCACCTTCACCAGTAAGAATTGCACCTTCAACTGCTTCTTCCAGCGCAGCCACTACTCTATGTGCTACAACTTGCTCAAAATCAGTTAAAGACATTGTTTTAACTTCTTTTGATAAGCTAAATTCAACTCTTACTTTATGTGCTTTAAAGCTTACTTTACCTGTCTGCACGGAATTTTTTGTGCTTCCGCTACCTTCTGCTACCCAAACTGCTTTAATACCAATTAAATCTGCAATCGGATACTCAACGCCAGCCGCCAAATTTGTTTGTGTTACTTTTGCTAAAATTTTTCCAAGATTGGCATTCTGTTTTTCAACGATTGCCATTACCTGTGTTGGAATGACACTTGCCACATCACTTGTAGAAGTACTTCTACCTTCTAATGCAGCCAAAATTTTGTCTCGGAATGCTTTTCTTTCTTCTAATGTACTTTCCATAGAACTTGGTTCCTTTCTTGCTTCTTTAATGTCGAAGTTTGTATCTTTTTCTGTATCTTGCTCTTTTAAAGCAGTTTCTAATGCTTTAATTTCATCACGCAAGCTGCGTACTTCTTCTGTAGCTTTGTCAACTGCTTCGACTGAATCTGCTAAATCAATTGATTTTTCTGCTTCTGCTAATGCAGATTTACGCATTTCTAGAATATCTGTTAAATTCATAGTATTTTTACTCCTCTAACCTTAATTTTGCTTTTGCCTTAGCTTTTGCTAATGCTAATGCATTTGCTTCTTGCATACCCTCTGTATCTTGCAGCTGTGCTTCTTCCCTTGCTTCCACCTCGGAAATTGCACTATCTGAGTTTTTAGCCATCTCCACAACCTTTAGAGCAGCATCCACTTGCTCTTGTGCTCTCTGCACTACTTGTATGCTTGTATCATCGTAAGCTGGCTCATCTACAGCAGATACCTCCTTGATATAAGAGATTGATTTAATGGTTCTTTTTGGCATTTCGCCATCAAAATCCCATTCATCATCGCCTACTACAAAGCAGAAGCTCATTTTATCAATGCAACCATCTGAAATTGCTAGATATAAATCTTTTGCATCTGTACGCTGCAAGTTTAACTTCGCCTGCATATGCAGACCATCAGAAAGATTGTCAAAGCTTAAAGAACCGTTTTTAACCCTAGCTAAAGGTTTTTTGTCGCTCAAATGGTTATAGGTAAGAAAAGTATTTCTGTCTATTGCAGAATCTTGTACTGCTGTAGGCAAGATTACTTCTTCATATACACCTGCAATTATTGTTGGTTTGTCATAGACAATGGGAATACCCTCAATAATGCCTTCATCTGCATTTTTGTCTGCATTTGCATCTGCTTCTGCAAGCATCGGCTGATATGCCCGAATCTCGTAGCACTCTTTTTCTTGCATTTTAGATTCACCACCTTCGTATACTACCTTTTATAGCTTTTTTGTCTTTTTGATTTGGTAAGATATGCTAGAAGTACGCACATTAGAAACATAAAAAAATTCCTTACGAAACTAAGGTTTCGTAAGGAATTTTGCCTGAATAGATAGTGAAAATGCCGATTTTGTAATTAAATTGCAGTTTAAAGTAATAAAAAATAAGAAAAATTTATGTAAATTATTGCAGTAAATAATACAAAACAATAAGGAAATAATAAGAAAACAATAAAAAATATGCAAAAAATGATAAGAAATAGGAATAAAAACAATAAAAGTATTAGATTTTAATCAAAATTGCATTCTATACCCTCGAATGCATCAAGAAAATCATCAGTAATGCTTTCGATTTTGTCATATGCTTGCAATAACATTGCGACATACTCTTTGAAAAGTACGATTGTTGCATCTTTATCTATATCATAGCAATCTATATCAAGATTGTATGCTAAATGCTCAATTACCATTGAAGCTATTTCTTTTGGTATGCCCAATGCCTGTGCAGACAAAGGGAAAACCTCGTTTTCGTACTCTGTCGCTTTTACTAATGAAGCTAAAAGCTCGTTAAATGTATCATTGAATGTAGTTTTGTTGTATAGCATACTATGTATCTCCTTTTAGTATATAGTATAGCATAAAAGGGAATGCAGTATAGCTTGCTATACTGCATTCCCTTCGTTTTCTGTATCTTTTTCTTTATTTGTATCTGTGTTTTGCCCGTTTTCAACAAGAATCTGATTTTGTACTGATTCCAAACTGCCGAAATTTTTGCTCATTACTACTTTTGGTTTGCCTTCTGCATTTGTACTTAATGCTTGCAATGGCAGTAAGCCTAAGCATTGCCTGATTTCATTTTGTGTTATGCTTCCTGTCTCTGCAAGAATCTGTACTGCCTGAATTGTCTGTGAATCTACATACCGTACATCTCTGTAGAAGCATTGTATAC